AGATTCAAGATTAAAACGAGTAGGTGTGTCAGGGTTTAATCAACCAAAAAGAACACCAAAACATCCAACTAAATCTCATGTGGTGGTTGCTAAAGAAGGCGACCAAATAAAAACAATTCGTTTTGGCCAACAAGGGGTAAGGGGTGATAAAACTATGACTGAACGAGCTAAGTCTTTTAAAGCTCGTCATGCAAAAAATATTCGTAAAGGAAAAATGTCCGCAGCTTACTGGGCGAATAAGGTAAAATGGTAAAACTATGAGGTAAAACTATGAAAGGTGTAAATCATTACAAAAAAGACGGCACGCTCCACAAAGGTGGAACGCACAAAATGTCTGACGGGACATTACATTCTGGAGTAAGACATACTAACTCTAGTGTTAAACTTTTTCACTACGGTGAATTATCCAATAAATCAAAAACCAAAGCTAAATCTTCCTGGAGGAAATAATGCCAAAAAAAGGACTGTACGCAAACATACATGCAAAAAGAAAAAGAATAAAAGCTGGCTCTAAAGAAAAAATGAGAAAAGTTGGTAGCAAAGGCGCACCAACTAATAAAGATTTTAAAAAAGCAGCTAAAACAGCAAAAACTCCTTCTAGTAAAGGTAGGCGTTTATATAAAAAGAAAAAGTGAATCTTGAAGAATATTACGTTGAATTATCTTTGTTTGTCGTCAGTGTTTTAGGTGGTCTGGCGCTCAAAGATTATTCCGTATTATTCATCAAAGGTTTAAAATTTAAACTCAATTCACAATTCAACGAAGGCGATAAAGTATTATTAGATGGCGAACAAGCCATGATAATTAAAATTGGTATGGCTACTACTGTTTTCGGTGTTTATGGTAAAGATGGTTACACCTGGCGTTACATTAGCAATAATAAAATAGAAAGTTTAAAGCTAGAAAAAATAGTTGATAAAAATTTACATGTCGATTCAGCACATGAAAAAGCAGTAAAATTACATAAAATACTAGAGGGCAAAGATAGCGATTAATATTTACAATGATGATTGTTTAAAAGTTCTGCCAACACTTAAACAAAAATCAATAGATTTCATATTAACTGATCCGCCTTATGGCACGACAGCTTGTAAATGGGATGTGGTTATTCCTTTTGATTTGATGTGGGAAGAACTCAAAAGAATTGTCAAAGATAATACTGCAATCGCTTTGTTTGGTACTGAACCTTTTAGCAGTCATTTAAGATTATCTAATTTGAATTGGTTTAAATATGATTGGATTTGGGAAAAAACTAGACCTACAGGATTTTTTTTAGCAAAAAAACAACCTTTAAGAATCCATGAAAATATTTGTATATTTTATAAAAAACAATGTTTTTACAATCCGATTAAAAAAAAAGCAGATGCAAAAAAAATAGATAAAAGAAAAACTTTTAATCCAACAAGTAATCCATATTTGGGCGGTATTATTAAAAATAGAGTCAAAGATGATGGAACAAGGTTTCCATTATCTATACAAAAGTTTTCGTCAATAAGTCAAAAAGGTCAGCATCCAACGCAAAAACCTGTCGCTTTGTTAGAGTATTTAATTAAAACTTATACCAATGAAAATGATACAGTTTTAGATTTTACAATGGGTTCAGGAAGTACAGGTGTTGCTTGTAAAAATCTAAATAGAAATTTTATAGGTATTGAACTTGATACAGAATATTTTAACATAGCTAAGAAAAGAATAGACGAGGTGCAGACATGATTGAAAATTTAATTAAACCTGTAAGTGATTTAGTAGGTAAGTTTGTAAAAGATAAAGATTTACAAGCTAAATTAGATCACGAATTATCGACTTTATTTCATCAAGCTAACTTAGCGCAGATTGAAGTCAATAAAATAGAAGCCAAAGGTTCACCCTTTCAAAGAAATTGGCGACCCTCTGTTGGTTGGATATGTTCTTTTGCTCTTGGTTATCATTTTATTTTAGCGCCAATCATTGAAGTAATAATTAAAACTTCTGGCATGGATATAGAAATGCCTGAGTTTGATTTTTCACAACTCTCAGCAATTCTTATGGCTTTATTAGGAATGTCAGGCTTGCGTACTTATGACAAGATGAAAAAAACCGATACAAAATGATGGTATTTTTAACCGAAATACCAGCAGTTTTATCTGATAAAAGCGTTAAGGTATTTGAAGGCCCATTAATTTATGCCAACAACATTGAAGAAGCAGAAAAAAAGGCAGTGCAAATGAACAAAGATTTAATAGTTGTAGGTGAATATTTTATGGCTGAAGAAATATTATTTAAAAATGAATTGGGAACTTTATAAAAACTTTAAAGCAAAAGAATTTGCTTGTCAGCATTGTGGCAAAGAAGGTATCTCAGAACATTTAGTTAGCAATTTACAAAACTTGCGTACTTATTTAGATTTTTCTTTTGTTGTTAGTTCTGGCTATCGTTGTCCAGAGCATCCAATAGAAGCAAAAAAATCTACACCTGGTATGCACGCTACAGGACTTGCAGTCGATATATTGTGTCGTGGTACAGAAGCATATAAAATCATAACTAATGCTTGTGATTATGGATTCACAGGTATTGGTGTTAGCCAAAAAGGCGATAATAGATTTATTCATTTAGATATTGCTACTCATGCTGACGGAAAACAAAGACCAACTGTTTGGAGTTATTAATGGCAAAAGCAACAGTAACAGAAGTAGATAAACGTTTAAGCTCGCATGAAGCAGCTTGTGAACAACGTTGGAAAGAAAATTATAGGCGTTTAGAAGCTATTGAAAATGGTATTTCTTCAGTTAATAGAACAATCAGAAACACTTTAATATTTGTGGTAACATTATTTTTAGGAGTCACTGGATTTTTATTACAAGAAGTTATTTACCAAGCAATACAATAATTTATGCCAACACAAGAAGAAGTTCTAAAAGCAAACGAAGCTGAACTTATTTTAAAAAGCGATGTTTTTAACGAAGCAGTCGCAAACCTCAAAGCCGAATACATTCAAAAATGGGAAAACTCATCTGAAGCCGATACTGGTTTTAGAGAAGATTTGCACAAAGCCATAAGAATTTTACCTGAAGTAGAACGACACTTACGTATCATAATCGAAAAAGGAAAAATAACTAAAGCTCAAATTGAAAAATTAAGAGTTTTAAATAGGGCTATAAAACCTTGATATTTTGTAGTCTTTTAAAGTAAAATTCAAAAACTATTATGAGGTAATAATATGGCAACAACGGAAAAACCGATTGCATTACAATCAGAACTAGACCAAGCAGAACAAGCATTTTCTAATTTCCTGACTCCTGAAGAAGAAGCACCAGAAGAAGTAGAAGCTGTTGAAACTGAAGAACAATCTATAGAAGCAGTTGAAGAAGTTTCTGAAGAACCAGAAATGGAAGCTGAAGCTGAAGAAGCTGTCGAAGAAATAGAAACAGAAGATCTTGAAGAAATTCAAGAAGAGTCGCAAGAAGATCAAGTAGAAGTTGCGGAGAGCGAACAACCTCAACTCTATACTATCAAAGTTGATGGTGTAGATACTGAAGTTAGCATCGAAGAACTCCAAAACGGGTACAGTCGTCAACAAGACTATACGCGTAAAACTCAAGAATTGGCTAATCAACGCAAAGACATTGAAAGCCAACAAGCAGAGTTGAAGCAAAAAGATGATATTTATAAGGAACTGTTGCCAAAGCTTGAAGTAACCTTAAAAGGTGAATTGGCAAATGAGCCAGACTGGAATGCTCTATATGAAGCAGATCCCATTGCTTATGTTCGTGAAAAAGATATCTGGAATGAAAAACAAAAGAGGCTAGAGGCTGCTCAAGCTGAACAGAAAAGACTTCAAGATGAAGAACTTACTGTTCAAGATAAACAAATTAAAGAATTTGTTGAATACGGCAACCAACAGTTACTTGATAAAGTTCCAGAATGGAAAAATGTCGAAAAAGCTAACACTGAAAAGTTAGCTATTAGAGATTACGCCATTAATATTTTAGGCTTCACACCACAAGAAATGGATCAGGTTTATGACTATCGCATTTTGTTAGGTTTAAGAAATTCTTGGTTGCATGACAAAACTGTTAAAGCAACAAAGAAAAAACCAACACAAAAAGCGGCAGGTAGAGTAGCTAGACCTGGTACTGTCAATCAAGTTAAGAAAACAACTCCTTTAAAGAAATCGCAACAGACTTTGGCTAAATCTGGAAAAGTCCAAGATGCAGCTAAAGTATTTGAAAATTTAATTTAATTTCTAGCGAAAGCTAGAAGGAGTATAAAAAATGGCTAAAGTCACAAACGCTTTTGATACTTATACTGCGACTTCAGACAGAGAACAGTTATCAGATGTTATCTATAACATTTCTCCAATGAGTACGCCTTTTATGAGTTCTATAGGCAAAACAAATGTAAAAAACGTCCAATTCGATTGGCAAACAGAAGCACTTCCAACTGCAAGTGGTACAGGGCAACTTGAAGGTTTTGAACTTTCACGTGCTGCTTCAACTGCAACAGTTAGAGAGTCTAATATCTGTCAGATCAGTAGCAGAGATGCAACTGTGACAGGAACTCAAAATGCTTCCGATGCAGCTGGTAAGAAAACAGAAATGGCTCACCAATTAGCTATCATGGCTAAAGCTCTGAAAAGAGACATGGAAACTGCTTTATGTTCTAAAGTAGCGAAAAATGCTGGTAATGCTACAACTGTTCGTCAGACTGGTGGATTTGAAACTTGGACTGAAACTAATGTTTCAAGAGGCAGTAATGGTGCGGGTGCTGGTAACGGTGCTGCTCCTACTGATGGAACACAAAGAGCTTTTACTGAAACTATCTTAAAAGCAGTACAACAACTATGTTTCGCTAATGGTGGTGAACCTTCTATGTTAATAGTTGGCCCACACGTGAAAGGTGTTGTATCTGGTTTTAGTGGTAGAACTTCTGTAACTCAGACAGTTGATGCAAACACAATTGAAGCATCTGTAGCAATCTATGCTGGAGACTTTGGAGAACTAAAAGTAGTTCCTTCAAACTTTAGCAGAAGCAGATCAGCTTTATTTGTTGATCCTAACTATGCTAAAACTTCATTCCTAAGAGATTTCGAAACTATCGACATCTCAACTATTGGGGATGCAATGACTAAAATGATCGTAGTTGAGTTCGGTTTAGAAGTGAGCAATGAAAAAGCTCACGGTATAGCCGCTGACTTGTCTACTTCATAAGTATAATTAAGGGGGGTGAGTAATCACCCCTCTTTTTTAAAATGACAGCAAGAACCATAATAGATTCCAAAAAAAACTTCGTTAGTGAATTTGCTACTGAAGATAATAAAAACGTTTATCACACTACACAAAACGTACAACCCATATTAGATAACTGTAAGAACTTGTCTTACAACACGCAAAGCAAAGAATTAAAACACGTGGCTGAAATACCTATGGTAATATATCAACAAGCGATACGTGAAGGCTGGGCCAATGATAAAGCTCAATGGAAAAAATGGCTAAACGATCCAGACAATAAATTATTTAGAATATGGCCAGGTAAAATATGACCTACGATGAATTAAAAACACAAATTGCAAATTACTTAAATAGAAGTGATTTAACTTCTCAAATGGACACTTTTATTGATACTACTGAAGGTGAACTCAATAGAAGATTAAGATCAAAAGACATGGTTAAAAGAGCTACTGCAACAGCAGATGGTCAATATTTAACTCTGCCTACAGATTGGTTAGAAGCTATTAATATAGAAATAACTTCTGGCGATTTCACACCTTTGTTTCAACAATCTATTGAATCATTAGATGTTTATAGAAAAGCTAATAATAACAGCACAGGTCAGCCAGCTTTTTTTGCTATTGTTGATAATACTTTGGAATTAGCACCTACACCTGACACAAGTTATACATTACAATTAACTTATTACAGCAAAGTCACAGCGTTAAGTGATTCTAATACTACTAACTTTGTGTCTACTGGAAACCCAGATGTTTATTTATATGGATGTCTGAAACACGCTTCAATCTTTCTTATGGAAGATGATCGTGTCGCATTATTTTCTCAACTGTTTGAAAAAGCACTAGAGGAAATGAGGATGCAACAAGAACGTGCGCAGTTTGGTAAAGGTTCTTTAATACCAAGAAGAAGAACTTATGGCAAAGCACATAAAACAACTTATCATTTTAATAGTTAAGAGGTAAAAAATGGCAGGATTTAGTGATTATTTAGAAGACAAAGTTTTAGATCATGTATTTGGTGGTAGTGCTTATACAGCACCAGGCACTTTATATGTAGGTTTATTTACAGCAGCTCCGTCTGATACTGGCGGTGGTACAGAATGTTCTGGTGGTTCTTATGCTCGTAAAAGCATGGCAGCTATGACAGTTAGTGGCACTTCACCAACACAAGCAACCAATGGCGCAGCAGTAGAATTTGTAACCGCAACTGGCACTTGGGGAACTGTAACTCATGTTGGAGTTTTCGATGCAGCATCTAGTGGAAACTTAATGGCTTGGGCAGCATTAACTGCTTCCAAAACAGTTACCAGTGGAGATGTTTTTAGATTTGATGCTGGAGATCTTGATATAACTCTAGCTTAATAACATGGCTTCCATAGGTTATGGTTTAGGTGGCTATGGTAAATCTTACTATGGCCAACAAGTATTTGAGTTTGGCGCAGCTACGTCAGCTCAAACTTCAGCCTTTACCGCAACTCCTGGATTAACATTTGCAGTTTCTGCAACTAGCGCACAAACATCTGGTTTTACTTCGTCAGGCACGATTGTTAAACCAGCAAGTGCAACCATAGCGCAAACTTCAGGAACTACCGCTACCGCAGAAATTGTTAAATTAGGTGTAGCTACTAGCGCTCAAACCTCTGGCTTTACAGCAACTGGTAGACAAATAGATCGTGGTGAAGCAACTATAGCGCAAACATCCGCTTTCTCTGCTGCTGCTGTAATTGTAAAACTTGGTGCGGCAACTATAGAGCAAACTTCTGGAGTAACAGCAAGTGCAGTAATTGTTTTAGCCGCAGAAGCTACGTCAGCACAAACCAGTGGTTTTACTTCTGCTGGCACGTTAGTTAAGTTAGGTAGCGCAACCATTGCACAAACATCTGGATTTGATGCAACGGCAGAATTAATTAATTCAGGTGAAGCAACCATTGCTCAAACAAGTGGTTTTACAGCATCAGGTGGCCTTACATATTCTGTTTCAGGAACTATTGCTCAGACTTCTAGTTTTTCTGCATTAGGTGGTTTAAAATGGTCAGACGATACTGTATCGACAACCACGTACACGGATCAAACAGTTTCAACAACAACCTGGAATGAACAAACAAATAGCTCAACATCCTGGTCGGATGCAGCATAATAAAGGTAAATAGATATGGCAGATACTACAACAACGAATTTAAGTTTAACCAAACCTGAAGTAGGAGCTTCTACTGATACGTGGGGAACAAAAATAAATAATGATTTAGATGCTCT